TTCCGGGCAATCCCGCTGGGATTTCCGAGGGGTTCGGGGCGGCGGGGGTCATGGGGCGACCCCCCTCTTGGCGCTAATTCCATTCGCTTTTCGGAATCTTAGTATGGTTGTTCGAGAACAACCATAGTATCGTGCAAGGTCTCGGTCTGTATATCCAAGTTCGATCCACTGTGATACCAGCTCTACAGACATTGGAATCCCGCGCCTGTATTGCCGCTTGATTCGGATTCCATGTCTCCGACATGCTTCCGATACTGTCCACCTGGAGCAGCCCACCAATCGGGCCACTTCTCCAGTCGTCAATCGTGCAATGAGGTATTGTAGTGTGTTTCGGTTGTTAAGTTCTGGCGGTCTTGTCATCTTCGATCACCTCACGCGCCGGGGTCTCCGGCATCCTCTGTCGGCTTGGAGAGCGCAGCGCGGGCCGCCCGGACATCCCCCGCCCGAACATAGACCGGCATCAAATCACCGTTGGCCATGCCGGGGTCGATCTCGACCGACAGGGGCTCCACCACCTCCTCCAGCTCGGCGATCCTCTTGAGGAGCACGTCGGCCTCGGCCTGTTGGTCATCGGCCAGGCGGCGGAGGGTGGCGTTCTCGGCACGGAGCCGGGCGACCTCATCCGGTTTGGGGCAATACGCATACTCATCTAGCTTATTGCATCTCCCATCCTCGTCCCGGAGATAACATTCGGCTGGATCATCACAGTGAATTGGTGTCACCTCCCTCACATCGACGACGACGCCGATCATCAACATGGAGATTGTGGTTGCCGCACAAATCGCGTTGTCTGCGAATATCCTCTTCTCGACGACCGTCCCCGACGGGTCGGTCTGGACGCCGACGACGAAGAGGGGCATCAGGGAGCCTCCTTCCGGACGCCGTCCAGCGCCACCCGTCGCGCCGTCTCCGCGACGAGCTTATAGACCTCGATCGTCGCCATCAGGCTGTGCTTCGTGGCGAGGATCTGGCGGGGGTCGCCCTCCTCGCGCTCCTCCATCTCTTCGAGCCACGTGAGGGCCTCTTGGAGATGTCGGCGGATAGGGGCGGGCGCGGACATGGGGATGGCGTCGCGGATCTCGTCTATCTCCATCTCCTCAGTCCTCCCTCGCGTATCGCACGATCTCGGCGATCGCGTCGCTGCCATCGTCGCCCGTTCCTGGTTCGCCAGCATCCTCCTCGTCCGCCCAAACCAGGAGGCGGAATCTCTCGCCGCCCTGCTGCTCCTCCCATTCGCCATAGACGGCGTCGGGATATTTGGCGTCCAGAACCCGCCGGGCGTCCTCCTCGTCCTCTACTCGGTGCGTTTCCCCGTTGGCGTATTCGATTATCATCTCTTAGTCCTCCTCTATCCTTATAGTGACCCGGAGCAATTTTCCCCGTTGGATTCCGAGCCGGTCCCGGACTTTGACCGGGACCCGTATCGCAAGGTCGTTCCGCATCTCAGCGAGAAACGTCTCTTCTACCATACTTCTAATATAGTTCGTACTAGGATATAAGCTTTATGTAGAAAGGTATAAATAGCATCGAAGCCCCCTATAGGAGTAGTGGCTTGGGATGGCGCGGAACTCCAGAAGGTACACCCCCTTCATTGCAACGCCCCATCCAAGCCCTGGCGGCGGTGGCGGCTATTTGTGAAAAGCGCCTGTTTTGTTGGCACGAAACGGCTCACATGGAAGCTGCCTTCTATCTGACTGGTCCATACAGTCTCTCGCCGAGGCTGTGATAAACACGCGCCGCCGCCTAAATCCTAATTGGTTCCCTGTCCGTAAGTCGTGGCGAGGTCCGACGACTGCGCGGGATCATGCCGCATGGGATATGCCCCGTTATCTATTGGTGGCGGGGGAGTAACCACGGAGGACTCGCGGGCGGTGGGTCAAGCCGCCCATGACATTGCTGGAGAGTCCACGAAACGCCCTCCTTTACAACGCGGCCTCGGAGACGCAAACCGGGGCCGCCATCACGTTGATTTCGCCATCCTCCGGCACGCATCGAGAGAGGCGCGGCGCCGGGGCGGGGCGGGGATTTTTTGAGGAGCGTTATCTATATATGCTATTAGCGATACTAGATAACTATGGCAAACCCTTGCATCAACATACCCGATCCCCTCCTGGAGAGGATCGATAAGATCGTGGGCGATACGTCGAAATACAGAAGCCGCAGCCACTTTTTACAAATCGCCGCCGAGAACCTGGTGGCGGAAGAGGCCAGGGCGGGCGGGGCGTAGAGAGGAGGGATTCGCCACATGGCAAAAGTAGACGAGGAGAAGGTTAAGGCCTTCCTATCTCAGTGGATCCAGGGAAAGATTTTCTGGGAAAAGAAAAACAAGTACGGCTATCCTACTTTTCAATGCGATACGGCCGAACGGCCGGACATGCTGATCCTCATAAATGAGTATCCTGTCGCGGTCGAAGTTAAACACGCCACCAATTCCAGCAACGTCCTAGACGGCGTCGCTCAGACCCTTAGATATGCAAGGGACGACCTCAGATTTTACGTAGATCATCGAGAAATAAGGCCCAAGTGTTACGTTTTGGCGACTCAATGTAGCATCAAGGGCCATCTCTTCGATTTCGAGAAGAAGAAGATCCCCCCTTCAGAGGGGCGCGACTATGCCGCCAGCATGGGCGAGATCCCGGGATCCGAATACAGGTTCACCTTCCAGGCCCTCCGGTCCCTGTGGCGGTTTGCCGAATTTGAGCGCGACGTTCACGGCTGGAACTGGAACGTCGGCGTCGGGTTCCTACTATCGACCGTCCTCAATAATCCAACCGAACCAGTTAACGCTCCGTTAATTCAAGCCAAAATCGATAAGCAACAGTTTACCCGGGTGATCTGATGAACACCGCAACGGAGATCACCGAGGGACATTATCAGCGACCCGAAGTAAAAGAGATCATCCTGAAGCTATGCAGTTATGCAGGGGGCCTCCGGGGGCTCAACGGTGACGAAGGCTGGTATTCACGGGGGCCAGGCGGATCCGTCAAGCTCCGGGGGCCGGGCGACTACGACGACACCACGGCGCGGGCCAGATGCCTCTACATGACCGCCGACGTTTTCGATCCGATGGTTTTCGATCTGTCGGCGTCTTGGATCGAAGGGCGAGGAGGCGAGGGACGGCCGTCGTTCCCCCTGGGAACCCGAGGAGACCTCATATCGTACAGCCTGTTCGCCGACATCGACGCGACGAAGGATCCCGGGGAGACCGGATCGAAGCTCTACCACCCGGGCCGGATCGAGGCCCTGGAAGCGGCGGCGTCCTTCATGGTCCAGTATCTCGGGGAGAGGGGTATATCCGAATCGGTCGGAGTCCTATTCTCAGGACAGGGAATTTATGTTTGGATCCATCCGGGGCTCTCGGACGTGTCGGAGAATAGGGCCCTACCAGACTTCGACCGCCAGAAACAAGACGATGATTTCAAGGTCTGGATGGAAGCGTTCAACGCCCTCCTCTACGACATCGAGACAGCGTTTTTCGAGGCCTTCCCGGGGCATGTCGGCCGGGTGAAGTTCGATAAGCTCAACAACCAGAAGAGAAAAATCAAGTGTCTGCTATCGATTCACAAGACGTTGCCTTTTGCGGTCGTCCCGCTCAATAAGGACGATATCAAGATTGATCTGGAAGAATCCCGGGTAACTCTTGACGAGGGGCCGAGGGAGGAGACGATCACCGACGCCGGCCGGTGGCTTGATAACTGGAAGGCTGCCGAGGGCGAGCGGGGCGCGTTGACCGCCCTCTTGAAGCCTTACGCGGCGAAGGCCCAAAAAGACATATCCCGGAAGGCGAACGCCTCCGACGAGATCAATCGAGAACCCGAACCTGTCCCGGTGGTGGACTGGTGCCCGTTCTATCAAGCCTTGGCAACGTTCCCCGGGGGGGGAGGATCCCATCGGGTTTGCGGGGCCCTGGCCGCCTGGCTATATCAAGCCGGTTGGGAGGAGGGCGAGGCCTTCGATCTATGGTACGACGTCGCGGCGAGATGTGACGTAGAGACGAGGATCTTCTATACATCCTATGGCGTCATAAATAGCCCGTCGTGTAGGACGATCCAAAAGACGAGCGCGGGATACCCGTCTCTCGGATTCGGGGGGCTGAATTTGTGCGATCCTAACGAGAAATGCGCTGGGTGTAGATGGCCGGGCGACTACGGCACAGACCGCACCGAAGAGGCCCGAGACTTCTTAGAAACCGCGATAGAGGGCATCATAGAAGACAAGCGAAAGCTCAAGGACCGGGAGGTACTAGCCGCCATATTGACCCTCCGCACCAGCGACCCGATCGAGTTCGAGATCGTCGCCGATCGTCTCCGGGACGCGAAGGCCGTCACCAAGCCGACCCTTAAAAAGCTGCTAGACAGCGAAGTTGCCGCGCAGAGAGCCGACCGGAAGAAGACAATGGGAGAGAAGAAGACGGCCCCCAGCGAAGGGTGCGGGACCGAAGGGGGATGCGGGGACACCGGACCCGACGTTCACGGTCTGGACCTGTCCGACTTCGGATATGAGATCGATGATGAGTTATGCGGCCCGAAGTTCGTTTTTTCAAGGTCGATGGCTGCTGCGGCGATCAACAGCAAAATGAAGCTCGCCATGACGCCCATTTCGAAGAGTATTCACTTTTTCGATGGCGAGATTTACAGCACCAAGGGCGAGGCCGTCATCAAGGACACCACGTATACGGTATGCGGTGACTATGTCGGGCTCGGTGATCTTATCGAGGTGATCGACCGAGTGAAGGCGGGTCTATCACTCAACCCGGTCGACCTCAAGCCCGATCCGTGCCTAATGCCGTTGACCAACGGGGTGATCGACCTCCGAACGGGAGAGCTTCTCAACTACACCGCCGAGATGCAGTTCACGTTCAAGTATAACGCTGCATGGGATCCCGAGGGCGGGGACTGGAAGCGGGTCATGTGGCATCTGTGCTCGTCGCTACCCGATCCCCGTGACGTTCTTCAGGCCATCGATATCATGACGGCGACGGCGGTCCGGCTACCGTTCGACGCCTGGGTGTTACTGATCGGAGGCGGGAACAACGGGAAGGGTATGTTCGAGAGGCTGCTGCTCAATTTCGTCACCAGGGAGCGATCTTCCGCCCCGACGCTCGACGAGCTTAAGCGCTCCCAGTTCGCGTCAGGCCATCTGCTGAACGTCGATCTGCTCCTAGTATCGGAGGTCGAAAGCGTGAAAGACGCGAACTCGGTCCTCAAAAAGCTCGCGACAGGCGAGTTCATGGATTCCGATGTGAAGTACGCTACGTCCAGAGCTAAGGGCTCACCACACGTCATGACGGTTCTGGACGCGAACGCGGCCTTCGACTACGGCGACGATTCGTTTGGGCGAAAGAGGAGGACCCTTAAACTCGACTTCCCGTTCACGTTCGGTGAAGGTCCTAACGACCGCCCCATCGACAGGAACGTCGAGGCACTCTTCAAGACTCCTGGTATCATGTCGGGCGTAGCCTGGATCATAGCCGCTCGGGCTCCATCACTCATCGCTTCCCGGAAGATTTATCGGCACAAGTCGGCCGAGGAGGTCGACGCGGAGTTCGAACGGCAGCGCAATTCGCTCCACTACTTCACCGAGGAGTGTCTCGGCGCTTTGACGGGCAACGTCGACGGCACCGCGCCGTGGATCGTGGTGGTTCCTGAGTTAGGCGAGACGGCCGGGAAAAGACTATCCACAGCGAAGGCACACGAACTCTATCTGGAGTGGTGCAGACGCTTCAACGTCCCGACTCCAGCCAGCATCAAGCATCTGACGGGCTACATCAAGAAGAAGTTCAACACAGAGACGGCTAAATCGGTTGCCAGATCCGGCGGGGAAAGAATAGACTATCGATATTTCGACGTCGTGGGGCTCGTAAAAACACCAGCCGAGGCGGTTCTCGGACTATATCTTAGGCCACCGCTCCCCGGTCGACGGCAGATGACGACCTCTCAAAAACTAAGTGCCGTCACAAGTGCCGTCACTAAAATCGCTATGGGGGAGGTACCTGACGGCTCTGACGGCAGATACGGCACTAGAAATAGAGTCTCTAAGGGAGATAGTATATACCATCAACCAGATGTTCGAGTTCATAGCTTCGAGCCAGGATACTATATCCCTCTGCTATGAAAGTTTCCACAAATTCAGTGCCGTAAGTGCCGTATCTGCCGTCAGAGGTCGCCCGATAGCGAAAAGTACTGACGGCAGACGGTGAAACGAAGCGCCGTCAAGACGCGCCGAGTGCCGTCACCGAGGACCGAGTAGATATCCCGGACATGATGGACCAGACCCTCTCCGAGATGGAACGCCAGGGCGACGCCTACCACGTCGAGACCTTCGAGACCGAATGGGATCTTGGAAGAGGGCTCTGGTGGCCCGATCCTCGAATCGAGGGGCTGGGAGAAGAGGTCGCCGAAGGTCTACTTCCCGCCTTCGAGGATGGGGTCGGCATGATGAAGACGCTCGCCGACTTCGAGGTGATCGAGTGAGCCAAGAGGACGTCGTCAAGGCTATCCGGGCCGCCGGCCGACCGCTTACCATCATCGAGATAGCTGCTGCTGTGGACGTGTCGCAGTTCACGGCCCGCAAAAACGTCACTGCGGCCGTCGGCCAAAAGCGAATCGTCCGGGTCGGAGGAGTCCGGCGGGGGCCGGGCGCGGGCTCCGGGGGAGAGATGGCATTATACGATATCCTAGAGGAGGACGGATGAGGCCCCAAGACGTGATCGGCGCGGCCCTGGCCGTCTCGATCGTCTCGGCGGCCCTGGGGTGGCTCCATCCGGCCGTCCCCGCCGTCCTCCTGGTGGCCTATGTGGTGGCGGTGAATTGGTACTTCAGGAGGAGGATACGAAAAACATATCTATAATGAGCGATCTATATACTTATGATTATTGAGAAAAATTAAATTAGATTTTGAAACCGATAACGAGCGAATCATAGGAGTACAAAGATAATATGGCGGGCAAAGGGTGGATGAAGCTCTGCACCCCCGAGGGGAATATGAAAGGGCTTCAAAAAATGATGAATTATTTTCATACTCGGGGCGACGAGTTCGTCCAGGCGAACATGTCGTCATACTCGGGACTCGCCAGCGCCATGAACTCAGCTCAACGGCTCGTCCTGGATCGTGAAAAGTGGGAGTGGGAAAAGAAAGAGGTCGCCGAGCTTCGGGCCGAGATCGAGGCCCTTAAACGGCGGAGGGACTGAGTGAGTTCTGTCGCGGCGTTCCGGGCTCAGGTCTGGAAGCTCCGGGCGTCGTCGGCCCTCCCCCGGGTCATCGCCACCACCAGAGAGGGCGAGGTAGAGATTGCCCCCCGAGTTCTGATGCAATCGTTCATGGAGGCGGTGGACGCTCAGGCTATCCTCCCCACCGATCCGCTCCGCGCCATTCTCATCGAAGCCGAACCGGACCATGAACAGGGGCTCATATACGAATGCCTCCGCAAGCTCGCCCAGGGCGAGGAGTGGATCCGGGGCGAAGACCTTTTTTTGCCGTCGGGCAAGTCCCGCGACTTCCTCCTCGCTCCGCCGAAGAGGCTCAATGTGATGTGGGGGGCCGTCCGGTCGTCGAAGTCGATCACCGCCGACCTCTACTGGCTGAACAGGATCGCCACTAGACCACGGTCCAAGCCCTGGATGATCGGGAACACTCTCGACACGCTCCGAGACAACGTTATCAACCCCCTGGAGGAACTCCTCCCGACCGCCATCGATTATACGACCGGCTGGCGAGAGTGCTACATCTTCGGGACGAAATGTAAGCTCCGATCGGCGAGTTCTAAAGCCCAAGATAAGAAGCTGAAGGGCGGCACCATGTCCGATCTATATGGTGACGAGCTGACCACCTGGCCGGAGAACGTCCTCAAGATGGCTCTGTCCCGGTTGTCAACGCCGGGGGCGGCGGGCATATTCACCACGAACCCCGAGGACGAGGACCATTATGTCTGGACCGACCTCCTCTCCCCGGAAGCCCAAGAGAGGCTTAACGCTCCGGGCCTGGGCGGCATCCGGACATGGCAATTCTACCTCCCCGACAACCCCACGCCTCACCGACGAGTACGTCGCCTCCCTGAAAGCCGAATACCCCGAAGGGACCGTCTGGCACGGGCGGCTTATCGAGGGCCGATGGGTGATAGCGGAGGGCCGGATCTGGGACTTCTTCCGGCCAGAGGCGGGGGCCGGTTACGTCATCGATCCCGGAGATCTCCCCCGCGACTTCATCGATTGGGTGGTAGGGATCGACTATGGCACGTCCGATCCTTTCGCGGCCGGCCTCTACGGGCTCGCCAGGAGCCCCCAGACAGGCCGTTTAACGTGGTACTTGACCCGAGAGTACTATTACGACCCGAAGGATCACAGAGGCCGCCAGAAGGCCCCCACACAATACATCGAGGATCTGGTGAGCCTTTGCCGATGGAACGATCGCCCGATCTATCCTCGGATCCTCTGCGATCCTTCGGCGGCGGCGTTCATAGTGGAGTGTCGGCGGTCCGAACGCCCCGAGTTGCGTAACATCCGAGGGGCAAACAACGCCGTGAAAGACGGCATCCTGGACGTCGCGACGATGCTCTCTTCGGGATGGCTCAAGTTTAGTTCTAATTGCCCGCAGCATATAAAATACGCGAATAATTATAGGTGGGATGAGACGAGTAAAGAGGAGAAGCCTCTACACGAAGGGAGCCACCTACCCGACGAGATCCGTTATGCTGCGAGGTACATGATCAGGGAGATGAGATAGATGGTAGATGTCGTAATCAGAAACGCATGGAACGTATCGAAATGTGAGATAATTGTCGGCGGCACAGAGCCGAAGCTGATATATAAATACAGCATCCAGAATAATATCTTACGGCTGGATATGTTTAAGCCCGGTGCCGATGGGCGACCCTACATTATTACGCCTGATGCTGAGGACGCACAACTTTTGACCGAATACTACCAGATCACATCGCTTGAGATCGACAGCGGGAGAATCGGAGGATGATCTGCATATTCTGCGGCTTGAAAGACGCCCCGATCGTCGATCGGTGGAGCCTCATAGCCGAGATGGGGGGCAGGAGGCGGGTCGTCTCCGTCCAGAACCAGCCCGTCTGCGGCGACTGTATGGTAGAGATCCAGGCGAGGATGAACAAGAACGAGGAGATCCGGAGGGCCGATGCTGACTAATCTCAACTGGCTGGAGGACGGCCAGCCCTGGCCCCCGGTCGAAGAGGCCTCTCGGATCGCCGGGATGACGGCCAATATCGACATCTTCTCCGGGGGGCGAGATTCGTTCCTGGTGATGAAAAATTGGATGGAGAAGGACCGCGAAGCCGTGAAGAAGAAGCTCCATATCAAGGTTCCTCTCCCTGAGAAGGCCGTCTCTGTTGTCCTCAACGGCGCTCTCCCCGAATGTAACATCGTCCTCGAAGCGAAGGCGGATAATGACGCCCTCACCGACTGGATGGGGGAGGACCGGTTCTCCACCACCCTCGAAGAGCTGGGGGCCGACTGGTGCCGGTGCGGAGTCGCCGTCGCGAAAGTTTCGCGGGGATCGGAGAAGGTCCGGGTCCGGTCGGTGAGGCCCGACTGCTGGATACCCGTCTGCTATCCTGACGACGACCGGACGTTTCAATATCACGTGATCGCCACCACCTGGACCGAAGGCGTGAAGATCGCGGGCCGGTCTCAGGAGACCTGGCTCAAGATCGAGATCCATTCTGAGAAGTGGATCGAGTACCGGCTCTACCAGGTCAACAACGCCGTCGCCGGGGCGTCACTGACACGCAAGGCCTTGGACGAGAAGCCCGAACTATTCGAGGGTTACGACCTCGGAGCCGACGACCGCCAGGTTATCCCCGGTTGGTGCGTCTTCCCGATCTGGAACTCCAGGACGAGCGACAAAGCCTATGGCGTCCCGGATGCGTCCTTCTCCCCGGAGGCCCTCTCGATCGTCGAAGGTATCGAGATGGCGCTCAGTCAGAGGAGGTTCAATCACTCGTCACATAGCAAGCCCGTAACGGCCGTGGGGAGGTCGGCCGTCGCCAGGGACCCGAACACCGACCGGGTGGAGGTCGATCTTGAAAAGGTTCTGGTATATGATGATATCGGGCCAGAGTCGGCCGGTGGGGCGATCGTGTCGTTCACGTCGCCGGGCCTCGAATCGTCGCCGCAGATCGTCGCCGAGATCCAAGACCTCTTGATCGCCTTCGTGAACGTCACCGAACTATCCGCCGCCTTCGTCTCCGGCGTCGAAAGCTCCAACGTCTCCTCGGGGAGGGCCCTGATGCTGGAACTCACCCCGACGATGGATCACCTCCGGCGGTTCCGGGGGGCCTTTTGGGGCGCGATCCCGGCCATCCTGGAGTCGGCGTCACGCCTGAGCCTGGGCGACGTCCCTCAGATCACCGCCAAAGACGTCACGTTCAACTGGGATCTATCGCTCGCCTCCGATCCGATGGAGACGGCCCAACGCCATGAGATCCTTGTCAGATCTCAGATCTACTCGCCTCAACAGTGTCACCGTGAGATGGGGCTATCTCAGGAGGAGAGCGACGCGATCATGAAAGAGCTGGCCGCCGCCCGATCCGCTCAGTCTGTCGGGACGGTGGAGCCTCTGGCCATCGAGCCCATCGTCGCCGAGGAAGAGCCCGAAGAAGAAGAGTGAGCCATGCCGAAGACCGAAGCCGCCATCCGCAAGCTGACCGACGACGAGGCCGGTCGTCTCATCCGCCTCTACGAGAAGGGTGAGGCCCGGATTGAGTCACAGATCAATAAGGCTCTCCTCCGGGGGTCCGATCCCGCCTATTTGGAGACCGTGAAAGCCAATATCACGACCGCCCGCCAGGAGCTTCTGGCCGGGTCGAGGTCCTGGTGCGAGACGGCGGTCCCCCGGCTTTATAGCGCAGGCGTCTCATTCGCAGACGATCAGTCCTTCAGCGCCAAATTGGTAGGCGGGTTCAATACAATCCACCAGCACGCCGCCCAAGTTCTGGCCGAGAGCGCCTATTCTCGATTTCGAGATGTTGATGGGGTGGTAGGCAGAACCATCGATGATTTATTTAGATCCTTACAACTCGAATATTCGAGGGCGAGCGTCCTGGGCGCGGAGTCCACCAAAGCGGCTGCGAAGGCTATGAGGGAGGAGTTGAGTCGCCGGGGGATAACAGGGTTTTTTGATAAGCGGGGTCGTCAGTGGACACTTAAGAATTATACAGAGATGGCAATCCATCAGGTATCGATGGATTCGTTCCGCCAGGGTACGATTAATAGACTTCAAGAACATAATTATGATTTAGTTGTTGTAAGTTCACATGGTGGAAGCTGTGAAAAATGCGTACCGTATGAGGGCAAAACATTTTCGTTATCAGGAACCTCGAAAGACTATCCACCATTATCAGATGCCCGCGCCGGTGGCCTTTTTCACGTTCGGTGTCGACATATTATAAATCTTTCGCCTGAAGAAAAAAAATAGGTAGGCCACGCCAAACCTCACCGTGCCCCGCCCAGCCCTGCCTAACCCGGGCGAACCGGGCCATGCCAGACCCAACCGCGCCGAACCTCGCCATGTCGCGCCTTGCCTCATTTATAAGCCGCTCCTTTCAGAGCGGGCTTTCCATGCCAAATCTCACCATGCCAATCCATGCCAGACTCTGCCCAGCCAAACCTTTCCATTCGCCACCACGCCATACCTGACCAGATCGCGCCAAGCCGCTCCTAGGAAGGAGCGGGCTTTCCATGCCGAACCTTGCCTTGCCTAACCCGACCTAACCGTGCCCGACCGGACCCTGCCTGGCCGTACTATGCCGCGCCGAACCGGATTATAGCCGCCCCATCACAGAGGCGGGCCGATAACTCCGTCGAGCCACTCATCGATCTGATCTATCTTCTTATATGACAGTCGGTGGATTTGGTAACCGTTAGATTTGAGGATCTTGTCTCTGAAGCGGTCCCTTCTTCGGTTCTTCGATCCATTATGACACGGTCCATCAACTTCAATAACCAATGAGCTACCTATTAGAAAATCCAGCACAAACCCGGATCGGGTAGGCACTTGAGTTCTGAATTGAACTCCTCTCGATTGAAGGGAGGCAAGCATCACCTCCTCAAGAGAGGTGAGGCCGCCGACACGCTCCACTATTCGCCCTCCACCAGATTGAAGGACTCCACCTTGAACCGCCCGAATCGGGGTCGGAAGTCGCAGAGGCCCTTGAACATCCCCGCCGCCTCGGGGCATTTTTGGGCTTTCCGTCATCACTCGGGTACTGTGCATCAACAGGGGCTTAACCCCTTTGATTTTTACCCGAAA